CGACCCAGACGCAAGAGCCGCTGCAGGTGATAGTTCTGCGACTCTTAATGTTAGAGGATATGCTGGTGGTATTCCTGCGACTAATGTAGTTCTATCAGAAGCATTAGTATCCAAGTATGCTCTGGGATTATTCACAGGTGCAACAAACTCTAATACTGGTGTAAGTAACTCTTGGACTACCGACCCAATTAATTATTATAATGGTGTGAATAGTGGTGACGGAGACTACACCATCGGTCTTGGATTTATGTTCTCTGGTATTGCTGCTGGGGACATTATTAACATCCAGTATGCTTATATCTTTGGACCTTCTGCGTTTGCTGCTGGTTCCACTGCCGTTGCTGGTGGTGCTGGTGGAGCAACTCCTACATCCTTTACAATTACTGATGTAGGTTCGGCTTCTGCACCAACCACACCATCAACTCCAACAGTCACAGGAACTTCAACCACTAACTCTGTTACATCTACTTCTGCATCATCCACAAGAACCGAAACTTCTTATGTAACAAGAACAGTTAGTTCTACTGATGCTGATGGAAATCCTGTGGTAAGAAGTTATACTGATACTGTTGTAACAACCATTCCAGTTACAACCACCACAACAACCACCACACCAGTTACTACAACAACTTATTCTGACGGAACTTCTACATCATCAAACGGAACAGCAGTCGTTACAACTTCTTCTGCTGATGAAACTGGAACCTCTGTGGTTTCTGCAACTGCATTAGATACAACATCAGTTACAAGAACAGTTACGACTTCTGCAAATACATCATCTTCCAGAACTGGAACCAGAACAGTTACCAGAACTGTAACTGATACTGATGCATCTGGAAATCCAAGAACAAGAACTTATACCGATACGGTTTTAGATACAACACCAGTCACTACAACTACCACATCATCTACACCAATCACAACCATTTATTATGCTGACGGTTCTACCTCTGTTGTAAATGGGAGCACCACAACCACTTCTACTTCTTCCGATGGAACGGTAAGTTCTTCTGTGATTGCAGCTGCACTTGATGCAACAGCAATCATCCGTCCTTCTGTTTCGCAATCATCAGTTCAATCTACAACTCTTCCAGTTGTAAATGTAAAACTGACTGAACACACAGCATCAGAAGATAAGGGTGTTCAGAAAATTGCAAGACATCATACAACAACCACGACAACTCCGATGGTAAAAACAGTTGTAACCACACCAGTTACAACTACTTCTTATTCCAGTGGAACCGAAACCGTCACAAACGGAACTCCTGTTACAACTTATGAACTCTGGAATGATGTTGCTATCTCACACGCATATGATAGTTTGTTTGGACGTGTAGATCAACTTGAAGCACTTGATAATATTAGTGGTGCAATCAACGGACTTCTGAATCACGAACCATCACAAACAAAGCAAAGATTGAGAGTATTTGAGAATAACAGATTTGTTCAGTCCTATAATGCTGATGGATATTCTGCTGATAGTAAAATCTTTGGTGGTGGTTTTGAGTTTGATTTAACAAAAGGATGGACTGTTGGTTATCAGTATAATAATGTAAATATCAAACTTCGTGGTTCGGACTCGAATGCATCACAAGGTAAAGAAGTTCACGGTATCTTTAATGCTTTCCACGGCAATACATTCTCTCTGAATACCAATGCTGCGATTGCAAACAGCAAATACAACTATTCAAGAACAGTTGAAGGTGTCTTCAATAATCAAGGTTCCACAACTGGTTCTGAGTGGTGGGTATCTAACAGATTGTATATGCACGTTACGAAGTGGTTGTCACCATTCTTCGGACATACAGTTTCTAATGTAAGAAGAAATGCTTATACTGAATCTGGTTCTATTCAATCAGCAAGAACAGTTGAAGCAGTTAATCAAACAACTCACGTTGGTGAAGCTGGCATTAAACTTGAAACCAGATTCGGTGGTAAAAAGAAGGACTTGTTTGGTGTAAGTGTTGAAGGTGCTTATGCAACCGATAACTCTTATGGTGTGAATGCTTCTGTTGATTATAAAGAAATGTTAGTTGTTGAAGCATCTCACGGCGTAAGTGACGGTATGACTACAAACTCTATTGCAGGAAAGGTTAAATTTAGGTTCTAAATCCTAAATAAAAAGGACATCATCACATAGACTGATGGATAATAAGAAAGAAAAAGCTATGGGACAAGTTATTCGTATTGCGATTTTGAGTTGGTCTGCCGCTCTCCTGACTGCTAGCTATGCAGGTATGCTATCCAAAATGGATCCTACCTTCATTGCTACTGTCTTCACAGCATCTGCTGCTACTTTTGGCATTAATACGATGAAGAAAGGTAGCGATGAAGATGAGAAGAAAGAAGAAGCACGTAGAGAAGAATTAGTAGAATCACCTCCTGAATCACCTGTTTCACTAGAATCACCTGTTTCAGCAAATATTGAAACAGCATCCCTTGAATCAAGAGTGGAAGCTCTTGAGGAAGGACAAGTTCAACCTCGCACAGGAGCCTGATGGCGAAGTCTGCCAATAAAAGCAAAAAAGGTTCTGCTGGGGGTCAAAAAAACTCTAAACAGAATCAAGGTAATGCTGCTGCTAACAAAGCGAAAAATGGTGGAAAGAAAAAATGAGGTATTATGCCAAGAGAATGGAATACTCCTATACGAGAGCCGTGGAATCCTATAATTAAAAAGTGTCTAGATGCAATTGATAATCATATGCGATTGTATCTAGACACCAAAGATGGATGGCACCTTTCTCAGGCAGAAATATTAAGAAAGTATGTGAAAGATTTAAAAACCTGGATTCATCGTCAAGAGGGGCGACAATGAAAAAAATTCTTACAGCAATTGGTTTATCACTATCTCTAGTTGCTCCAATACAAGCAAACACAATAGTTAAAAAGCAACCCACCGTTCCAGCATATAGTCTGGCTGCGATGGGTTGTATGATTTTAAGGGAGTGTACTGAAGGTGTAGAACAACTTATGGCAGACTCTTCTCTTCTCAAAGGAAAAGAGTTTGATAATTTCCGAGAAGAAATCAAAAAGATTCTTGCTGGACTCGATAAACTAGGTGTTCCTGTTTATGTTGGACCAGCAAGATATTTCACTTCAAGAACAGTTGGTCTTTACAAACCAGATTACAATCGTTTCTTTGTGAATGAAGAATTACTGAAAGACCCCAGAGAGTTTCTAGGAACAATGAGGCACGAAGGATGGCACGTCGTTCAGGATTGTATGGGTGGTGGAGTTAAGACTTCTTTTATGGCACAAGTCCATCAGGATTCTGAGATTCCTGCCTGGGTAATGAAGAATACCAAACTTGCTTATGAGAGTATGGGTATGAGTCGTGCTGTTCCTTGGGAAGCAGATGCGAACTGGGCAGAGGAACAATCTAATCAAACAGTTAGACACTTAGAAATGTGTGCTAAGGGACCTCTATGGGAACAAATTAGACCTACTCCACTTACGATGGATTGGTTAATTGGTTGTGGATGGATGAAACCGCAGGAAGGATATAAAGAATATGTGCCTAATAAGAAAACAGAATATTGTGTAGAAGGTAAATACTGATATATATTAAGGATGGCACATCTGGAGATGCAAGATGGACACGACTCTACCAAAGGAAGTAATTCTTCAGGCAGTTAAGGACTGCGTTGATGTTTATGCTGATGAAAACGATTTCATTGTAGACAAAAGTATTCCTGGATATTGTATTCTTGCAATTGAGGGAACAAATGAAACTTCTGACTGGGTGACTAATCTTAAATTCTTATTCCGTAGTGATGATACTCACAGAGGATTTAAGAGTAATGCAACCAGAACGATTACAGAACTGGTATTAAATTTTGAGTCACTAGAAAAAGGTAGAAAACTCATTCTTGCAGGTCACTCTCTTGGTGGTGCAACTGCGACTGTTGTTGCCGACCTGATGCTTAAATCTGCTCCTGACTTGTCCATCATCACAATTGGATCTCCTCGTCCAGGTGGTAGAGGTTTAAGAGAGAGACTGAAGAATGTAGAGCATCTTCGTTTTGTTCATGGAGATGATATTGTTCCTAAGACTCCACCTTATCTTAATGGGTATGTTCATACTCATCCAGAAATTCATTTAGAAGATGAGGATGATAAGAGATTTGATGGCGTAGAAGACCATAATGCCGTCTATTATTACAAAGCAATTGAAAAATTACTAAAATGAAAAATCTAGCAGTTATTTTATCCGCGACAAGTCTGGCAGTTAGTGGAGCACTGTGTTATGGTGCTTATGTGACTTATAAGAGAGCAGAAGCAATTCTCAACAACCCAGAGCAGTTCGTTGGGAAGGTCGTTGAGAATCAAGTTAATAAAGCATTTGAGAAACTTCCTATTCCTAAACTAAATACAGAGAAGTTTAAATTTCCTTTCTAATGGACAATAAAGACCCATACATATATCGTATACGCTCAATCCACAAGGTAGTCGATGGGGACACTATTGACGCTGATATTGATCTGGGTTTTTCTATTTCCCTTTCTAAGCGAATTCGTCTTGCGGGTGTTGATACGCCTGAATCGAGGACTTCAGATGCGTATGAAAAGAAACTCGGACTTGAATCAAAAGAGTGGTTGAAAAAGAAAGTAGAAGGTGCTAAAGATATTCTTATCAAGACGGAACTTCCAGATAGCACAGAGAAGTATGGTAGAATTATTGGGCATCTGTTTATCAATAACGAAGCAACATCACTGAACGAACAGATGATAGTTTCCGGTTTTGCCTGGGAATACGATGGTGGCGCCAAGAAGAAGAACTTTGCTGAACTGGATGCAAAGCGTAATAAGTAATCACTTCTCGTGAAACTCTTTGTATTGCCTCTGTTTGTCTTTCTTCTGTTCTTTTTTGAGTAACTTATTAACCTTTTTGAGAGAGGCACTCTTTTCAAACGCAAAGAATACCTGAGTCTCATAAGGGGTAAGGTCTCTGTTCAAGAGTTTCTTGCCCCTTACAAATATCTGTTGAACGATTGGTTTCATCTTTGCTACCATCCATTCCACAAAAGATTTGCCAATAAGAGCCGCAGCAACAGAAGCAGTAGCAGTGGTGCCAG